GGTGCTAACTTCAAACTGAAACTGAAGAAAGTTGCAGGTTACTGGAACTATGACTCTTCTGAGTTTGCACGTCCGTCTGCACTTCTTGAAGGTGATGATGATGAACTGGAAGCACTGTACAATAAACTGTATAACCTGCAAGACTTCATTGCTCCTGACCAGTTCAAGTCTTACGACCAACTGAAGAAGCGTCTTGACCTTGTGCTTGGTAACACCCGAGTAACTCCTAAGTTCCAAGACCAAGAGACTCAGGAAGAAGAGGCACAGTGGGAACGGGAACGTCGTGGTGACTTCTCTGAGAGCACTGCTCCTGCCCCCTCAATGCCTTCTGCGGACTTCAATGCCCCAGACATCACCCACAACAGTTCGTCCTCAGCAGACGAGGATGAGGATGATGCTCTGAGTTACTTCCAGAAACTTGCGGAGTCCTGATTCCAAAATCGACTTTTAATTCAAAAAAGGTCCCAAAAAAAATGCCCCCAAATTTTTGACTTGTCAGGATTTGGGGGATTTTTTATTAACTATTTGTTCTTGGGTTATATGTTCGTTTAACCGTTCCACTTACATATTGTGAAGACCTACTATATTGCATCATGTTTCTCATGTCAGTTTCAAGCACTCCAATATATTCTGGTCTAAGAATTTGAATACTTCTTTTTCCTTCATTTACTCTTTCTTCATACTCATAGTTAGAAACGGGAGTATTTACATTTTTAACAGTTTGAACTACTCCATTAGTATCCAAAAATTCAAGAATCTGAGCATCAGATTCAATGAATACTTTCATACCTGGATGTGGAAAATTTGTAGACATCAGACTGGGATTTCGTTAGTAAAGTTAAATGTTGGTTGAAGTACACCATCTGCATCAAGTGAACCTGTAATCTCATATAATCTTTCTGGTACTTCTACTTTATTATCTAAAATAATATCATCAACTGCGAAACTAACATTATCATCGTCTCGCATATTTACTGTCAAAGTGCCACCCCAACTTGATGGCCATTCTGCTAAACTATTTAACACATTGATATCAGTATCACCAGTTCCATCAGGACTCCTTACTTTCAATTTTGAAATATTTGTCTGAATATCCGTAATGTTATACGTAGACGTTATATCTCTACCAAATATTGTAATTCTTTGATTTAAATTTATAGAAATTACAGTATTTCCCTTTGAACTTGGGAATTCATCTATTCTATAACTATTGGTAAAAGTGTTAGTATCAATAGTTTGGGATTTATTGGTATCAATTTGGATACCTTCTCTAATAATTAATCTATCAAACTCATCTCTAAATTCCTTTGTCTCAAAGTGGTGTGTTTGTTGTAGTGCCTCCTCTGATCCATACTTATCAATCATGTATGAATAAAGTGATTCATTGTCAAGAGGCCATTCACTGTTTAAATCATGAATATTATTAACTAATAGAATTACCCACTCATTATCTGGAGTTCCATAAAATTTTTCAGATACTTGGTCTGGTCTCTCATTTTCTCTGATTTCATACTGAGTAAAGGCAGTGACCGAATTCTTAATATCATCTCTTAATACTGGCCTTTTGAATATATTTTTTGCCAGACTAAATTCAGCAATGTTCCTTTTATTTTTAAAAGGAGCAGTGTATTCGATATCTGGTAGTTCTCTAAAGTAAAATCCCATTTTTAGAATCCGATTTCGTCTTCACCTACTTGGTCACCAATCCTTGTGCTTGTAATATTAGCTTGATAGTCATTTTCATAGACTGGTTCAAGTTCATTAAAACTTAATGCCATTATCATATGAGCAGGTTGCCCATCGTCAAATGATTGATACATTCCACCGTCAGCATATCGCATTGCCATATTAGTCAATGCACATGTCTTAAATCTATTTAATCCTTTTATTTGCTCTCCAGTTGGTCCATGTAAATATTGAAGTTTAAATACGTTAGGAGAACCAAGGAATAATGAAGTAGAACCTGCTGGTAATCCTGGAACTCCTGCAGATGCTTTTGAGCTAGCACCATCAGCAGAAACACGAGCTGCCATGCCTTGCTTGAAGAATCGTATAATTCTTCTCACGTTTTGTGCTTCCTTTCTACTTCTTGGTGCAAGTTTGAAGGCAAAGTCAAATTTACGCAAAGCAACATTATTAAAGAGTAATTCCATATTTTGGTTTGGAATCATTCCATACCCTCTTGAAAGGATGGTTTCTGCAGAAACATCAAAACCTGCTTGTTGTGCAGCAGCAGACGCAATTGCTGTTTGTATTTGTGTTTGAAGTTGTGGATTCGCAGCAGCTCCCCCAGGTACTTTTCCTAGCAATTGTAGCAAGGTTGCTATTGGAGCAAGATTAACTCCTGTCAAACCCTGCACACCAGCATTGAAAGCAGCACCACCAGCAGTTCTAGCTACGCTCTCCATCATTAGTGCTACGGCTGCAGCAGTCATATTATTCATGCTATCAGCACCCCAACTAACAGTATTAGTATCTTCAATACCCTCTGGAATTGGTAGAATAACATGTCCTATTTCGTGCTTTTTTGCAGTTCCTCTTGTAAGACCCTCTAAAAGTATTGTTCCAATGTTACCACTAGTTCTAACTGGGTTACCTGATGCATCTTTTGTACGAGGAAAAAGTGAGTCAGCATATGGTGCTTCATAATTAAACTGAGTTATTTTAAAATAATCTTGCTTTTCCTGTAAAATTGTTGCTGGGTAAACTAGCAATCCTTTGCTTTGAGCTTTATCCCCAAATAATTCATTTTCATTACGACTTATAAAACTTACACCAGCACCTACTGTTGAACCAAGTCCTGCAAGGGGACCAGTTAAATTTATAACTGGTTGCTGATTTGGATTATATGCTTTGTCGTTAGTTGCTGATGGTTTTCCTTTCTGAAGAGCTGAAGGGTGAATACTATTACCTCCTGCATACCCACCAATAGCAGTATGAGCTGCTTTGGCTTCTGATTTAATCTTATCGGCTAATGCTATCCCTGTTAAAGTTTCATTTTTAGTAGTTTGGTCAAATAAATTAGAGTCTTGGGTTGCTATCTTAAACCAAGTTCCATCTTCATAAAGGACATCATTTCCCCATCTAATCGATTTACCACCAAAGAGACCAAATGCAATTGCAAATTCTTGTACTCTATAACTACCAGTTGTAGGGTCATATCTCAGACCATATGTTTTTTGATTCGTTAATCCTGATGGATCGTTTTGAGTATAGATTGGTGTTGGATTGGTTACTGTTGTTATATCGTTATATGCCATTATGGTGAATCCCAGACTCTATACTTTGGAACTTTTTTACCTAGTTTATTAACAAATTCTTCAGTTGGTAATAATGAAACATCAACCCAATCAGCTTGGGGAACTTTAAACAATTCAGTCATTACACCAGAAAAAAGATATTTGTGTATCGTTTTCTTTGGTGCATTTGATACTCCTGTTTTATTTATGAGGGATCTAACAAAACCTCCTCTATACTGAGGACTTAGGTAGTGAACGTTAAGTCCCGTAAAATGCCCTGTTCTTGGACTTACGTCAACAATAAAGGATAGTGGATGTCTATCCCAGAATGGATACTTTTCTGGATATTTAGCAGAGTAGAGAAAAAATACTAAGTCTCCAGGAATAATAAATGAAGTTTCAAATTCATGTATGTTTTTTCTCTGTAATGGTGCCAACTCATTCATGAGGGCATTTGTATACCAATTGCCACTTCTGAATTTTTTACCTGCCTGTCGTTTTACTTCCTCTGCAATACCAAACGGTTCATCCATCGTTATCCTTTTTATCAACGTCTAAAAAATTAAACCTATAGTCTAATACTGCTCTATATAGACTATCTCTTAGATGCCAAAGGTGTTCTTGCTCACCCCAAGGACGAGCAGGTGAACCTGGCCAAGACTTTATGGTTTCTTGGACGCAATGATATAAAAGACGCACATCTTCATACGGTATTTCTAGTGTATAACGGATTCCTTCGTCATCTGGTCTGTCATCGGTCATTTTAGAGTAATTCCTAATTCTTTTTCGGTTAAAATTCTAAATTCATACTTTCTATCAGCACACCAATTTCTTGCTGCTTTCCACTTTGCTTGATTCACGGCCCAAGTTTTAACACTATAGACCCAAGACTTTGTTTTTCTTTTTGGATTTGGATTTGGTTCTTTCAAATCTTTTTGTGGTTTTATCTCAACTACCATAACTCGAAGTTTGCCATTCTTATCTTTGTATTTTACAAAGAAATCTGGAAAGTATCTGTGAACCCTATTATCAATAGGGGAACGGTAAGGAATAAAAAATTCTTCTGATTGCCACTGGTTTACACTTTCTGTGAGGTCACAATACCTCATAAATTTTAATTCATAAGAAGATCTGTAAACGATATTTGTTGGGTCACCTTTATATTTTTCTGGTTTTTGAGGTCGAAATTTGCCTTGTTTATAACCAGAGTCATCTTTATGTGGCATACATAGTATATAAGGTAAAAACTATTTATAAATGGCAGACCAACCTCAAGTTTCAAGAAATGGTGCTGGAGTCCCTGGAATAGGCCCACTTTATATGAAAACCACTACCCCCAGAGTTGGGGATACGGTTCTTGATGGTGCTAGAGATGTATTTGGGGCATTATCTCAAACCTCTCAATTTAAAGTGTCATTACACTTAACTGCTGGTGTTGGAGGAGTTGCAGATACAAATTTGAATACTTGGTTAAATGCTTCTGGGTTATCCGATGACCCTATCAAAAATGCATATTATGATTTTTATTGTGCTGAAGCAAATTTGCCTGCTACTACTTTGAGTACAAGAGAAGTAAAGGGCAATTTCCAAGGAATCACTGAAAAATTTGCAGTAGAAAGAGCATACCAACCAATTAGTCTAACTTTCTATGTTGATAATGACTATAAACTTATTAGATTATTTGAAGAGTGGATGAATTATATAAATCCCCTGTATGGTGCAGGTGTTGATGGTGGAACCCAAAACCAAGGAGGTGGTGGATATCCAGCATCTACAATTGGATTTGGAAATGGAAAGAATAGTAATGACTTCTATAGACTAAGATACCCAGAAGACTATAGAAGAATTATTTCTATAACCAAATTTGAACGTGATTTTAGAGAAAGACCGCAGATAAATGATGGGCAACTTGGTGGTCAGTCATCTATAACATATCGTATGATTGATGCATTCCCAACGCAAATAAGTGGTGTTCCCCTTTCATATGAAGGAAGCACTATTGCTAAAGTTCAAGTTCAGTTTGACTACACTCGGTTTGTTTATGAGGTTAATCCTTCTAGGAGAACGCAACCTGCAGGAACAAAACCATCTCCGAAAGCAGATAAACCACCTGCAAAAACAGGGAGAAGGGTTAATGATGCACTTAGACAAGCACAATCTCAAACTGGTAGATTAGATTTAACTAGACCTTACGGTCCAACATTGCCCGTGGCATAACCACGATAAATAATCATACTGAAATCTTTATAAGATATTATGCCATTACCAAAGATTAGTACCCCCACTTATGAATTGGAATTACCATCAAACGGTAAAAAAATTAAGTATAGACCATTCTTAGTAAAAGAAGAGAAAATTTTAATCCTTGCCTTAGAAACTCAAGATACAAAACAAATTACAAATGCTATTAAGCAAGTCTTGAAAGATTGTGTTTCAACAAGAGGAATAAAAATTGAGGATCTCCCAACTTTTGATATTGAATATCTCTTCTTAAATGTCAGAGGTAAGTCGGTTGGTGAAGCAATTGAACTTGTTGTAACTTGTTATGATGATGGAGAGGGAACTCAAGTACCAGTTACCGTTTATACAGACGATGTAAAGGTAGAAAAAGACCCAAAGCATACTCCAGATATCAAATTAGATGATAGTCTCATCCTTAGGATGAAATATCCATCACTGGACCAATTTGTAAAAAACAACTTTGATTTTTCAAACGATGACGGTGTTGACAACATAGAAACATCTTTCGATATTATTTCTCAATGTATCGAGATGGTTTATAACAAGGAAGATTCTTGGGCAGCAGCAGACTGTACCAAGAAAGAATTGAAAGAATTTGTTGAACAATTGAGTTCTAAACAATTCAAAGAAATTGAAAAATTCTTTGAGACTATGCCGAAACTAACTCATACTATAAAAGTCAAAAATCCAAAAACTGGTGTTGACAATGAGGTTACGTTGGAGGGACTAACCAGTTTTTTCGGTTGATGATGTCTCATATGGATCTTGAGGCATTTTTTAGAATCAATTTTGCTATGATGCAATTTCACAAATATTCTCTATCAGAATTAGAAAACATGATGCCATGGGAGAGAGATATTTACGTTGGATTGTTACAGCAACACATAGAAGATGAGAACTTGAAAGAAAAACAAAGACAAGCATCAGCAAATGCCTGAGTATTTCCCCGATAGAAGAAGATTAGGAAAACCACTAGGAAGGTCTCCAGGACTTTCTGGTCAGTATAGTGCTGCTATAAATCCTCGTTCTGCTTCAAATCGTGGAGGAAGAAAATATAATTTCAGTGGGAGTATGAACCCTGCTGAATACAGCATGATGATGCGAAAGCAAAAAGGTGATGCATTGGCAAATGCATATGGAATGACCCCAGAGCAGTTTGATTCTCACATGAGAAACAAAATTGCTAAAGCAACAAAATTTGTTTCTGGTGGTCGCAAGATGGGTGAGAAAGTCACCGCATCGGCTAAAAATAATATTGTTGGATTCACCCGTGGTGGTGGTGTTCGTGGGTCTAAGGGGGGATTAAATGCACTCGTCAAAACAATTTCGACTAATATTACAAGTAACGTTGAAAATATTCATAACAATGTTAACAACTTTGCGAGAAAGGGAGATACGGCAGGGCAAAAGTTATTACAACCCTCCGCAGGAAAACAAGTAAATAATATAACAAAAGTTGTAAAACCTAATGTATCTAATTTAAACAAGACTGTAAACAATGTAAGGAATCAGTCTTTTAATACTATAAAGGGATTTAGAGATTCCAAGAAAGAAGGTAAGGATGAAAATACTGGTCTGCTCGGAGGTATGTTCGGCAGATTTAAAGATGGATTAAATTTACTAAAATTTCTTACTAATAAAAAGACACAAAAAGATTTATCTAAATCACTTCAAAATCTTGACCTTTTCTTTGATGATGCATATAGAGTTGCATTTAAATTAAGAAAGAGTTTACTTAAGATATTCAAAGCACTTAGACAAATAAGAGCAAGTTCAGGAAGTAAAATTTCTAATCAAGTGGGGGGAGGTCTTGCTGCATTGGGAGGAGGTCTTGGTCTTGGTGCTCTTAGCAGGGGCAAAGGAAGAACAACACCAAATAGAAAAAGACGAAGAAGAGGTCGTGGAAGAGCAGGATTGCTATTGGGATTAGCTGGTGGTGCTGCAGCTACAGGTCTGGCAACTAATGCATTAGCAAGTGAAACTACCCCTCAAATAGCTGCTGCAAAGCAAACACAAACAATCCCAGAAGGTTTTACTGAGACGTTCAGTAGTATTGTAAACACACTCACTAATGCACTAAACAATTTATTTGGCAAGAAACAAAAACCTACTCCTGGTCGTGGTAGTTCTTCTCCTGGTGCGGGTGCAGCACCTGGTTCTACAGATAATAGCAGCACACCAAGTATGACGGGAGGAGGAACTGGAGTAGGAACACCAGAACAACAAGCTCTGCTTGATGCTGTTTCTTTTTCTGAAGGAACATCAAAAAGTTATGGAACAATTTTTGGTGGACAAGTAGTTCCTGA